AGAGCTAGGGATAAAAAAGGTCACTACATTGCTGATGATCCTGATACACCAGAGAATGAAGCATGGACAACTAAAGTAGTTAAGAAAGTAAAAGGTAAAAAGTGACTATATTAGCAGATGCTAAATTCTTTTCAGCAGCTAAAGACCTCACTGCTACTGCAGGTGGGGATAGTGGTAATGTTATTTACACTTGTCCTAACAACTATATAAGCCTTATCAGATTTATGCACGTATCTATTGGTGCTACCTCTACTAAAAAATATAGTTTGCAATGGTACGAAGCTTCTACAACTACATATCATTTTATTATAGATGATCACAGTCTTGCAGGTAATAGCTTAGAAGAAGTAATACAAGGTGGTAGCTATCTTGCACTATCTCCAGGTGATAAGATTGTAGGGTTTGAAGAATCAGGTGCAGACGCTCACGTTATTTTATCTGGGGAGGAACATTACCAACCGACATAACGGATATTCCGTATTGTCTCTACTAACCTAACGTTATTTATGTATAACTATGTAACAGCCAATAAAGGCAGTAACATAAGGATAATACATAAAATGATAAGACGATTATTTAACAGACTAATAGAAGCTAGAACAGAGTCAGCTAGACGTAAGATTGCACGTTTGCAACTTTACCAAATGACTGACAGAGAGCTACGAGACTTAGGCATTGGTAGATGTGATATAGAAAGGGCTATACTATCAGGTAAGGCTCTTTGAAAAACACAATCAGTTCTTTAATGATACTAGGAGTACTTTTGGAGGAGGCTCGTGGACCCAGTAACAATCATCGGTGGTGCAACCGTAGCTTTCAATGCGTTGAAGAAAGGTTTTCAGGTAGGTAAAGACCTACAAGAAATGTCAGGACAGTTGACCCAATGGGCAGGTTGCATGAGTGATCTGTCCTACGCTGAACAAAAAAACAAGAATCCTCCTTGGTGGAAAGCACTCAATGGTGGGTCTGTAGAAGCAGAAGCTCTAGAAATATTTACAGCTAAAAGAAAAGCTGAAGAAATGAGAAAAGAGCTAAAAGACTGGATTAGTTTCAGTATGGGGCCATCCGCTTGGGATGAGCTTGTAGCTACTGAAGGTAAGATACGTAAGAAGAAGAAAGAGCAAGAGTATCGTAAAGCAGAGATACAAGAAGCAATCGTAACTTGGACTCTCTCAATATTAATAATACTAACTGGAGCAGGTATGCTAGGGTTATTACTTTACATGGTGACATAAATGGCAAGAAACCTAACAGAAAAACAACAGAAGTTCCTTGAAGTCTTGTTTGAAGAGGCAGGAGGGGATGTTGTACAAGCTAAGAAACTATCAGGGTATGGCGAGTCTTCTAGTACTACAGCTATTGTAGAATCTTTGAAAGATGAGATAGGTGATCGTACTCGTAGCTACTTTGCACGTACAGCGCCTAAAGCTGCTATGGCTATGGTGGGTGCACTTAGTGACCCAACAGAGCTAGGTATACGAGATAAGATGTCTGCAGCAAAAGACTTACTTGACAGAGCAGGGCTTGGTAAAGTAGAAAGAGTAGACGTATCGTCATCTAGCGGTGGCGTATTTATATTACCATCTAAAGAAGGAACAAACGAATAAGTGTAAACCGTGAATCTCTTGGCTATTGGGAACTACCTAGACCCCACAAAGGTGCAGAAAAACAGTGGCACGTAATAGCTAGAGTAACTAGAACAATACCGTTTGGTTATGAAGTTGACCCTGACAATGATAAGCTACTTAAGCCTATCATCCCAGAGCTAGAAGCATTAGAACTTGCAAAGAATCATATCTTGCAATACACTTATAAAGAAGTAGCACTTTGGTTAACAAAGCAAACAGGTAGATATATATCTGGCGAAGGACTTAAGAAAAGGGTAGACATTGAGCGAAAACGTAAGAAAGCAGCTACAATTAAGCGCAAGCTTGCCAAGCGGCTCCAAGAAACGTTACAAGAAATCAAGAACCTTGAAGAAGAAAGAATCGGAGCCTACACAAACAAGCCAAGCGAAGCCAGAGCCTGAAGTACAAGTTGTAGCAGCCGAAGTAAAAGCGCCTGAGTTTGATGTTGACATTGCTCAAGAAGTAGTGTTTAAACCAAACCCAGGACCACAAACAAGCTTCTTATCCGCATCTGAAAGAGAAGTCTTGTATGGAGGGGCAGCAGGTGGTGGTAAGAGCTTTGCAATGCTTGCTGACCCCCTTCATGGTTTAAACGATCCAAACTTTAGTGGTCTACTTGTTCGCCATACTACTGAAGAACTTAGGGAACTTATACAGAAGAGTCAAGAGCTATACCCTAAAGCAATACCTGGCATTAAGTGGAGTGAACGTAAATCACAGTGGATTGCACCTAGAGGTGGTAGACTGTGGATGTCTTACTTAGATAAAGACATGGACGTGACACGCTACCAAGGACAAGCGTTTAACTGGATTGGCTTTGATGAACTTACACAGTGGCCTACTCCTTATGCTTGGGATTATATGAGGTCACGACTTCGTTCAGCATTTAGCTCTCAGCTAGGTTTGTACATGAGAGGTACTACTAACCCAGGAGGCAATGGACATAGTTGGGTAAAGAAAATGTTTATAGACCCTTCACCTGCAAATGAGCCATTCTGGGCTACTAACATTGAGTCGGGTGAGACTATAAGATTTCCTAGAGGGCATAGTCGTGAAGGACAGCCCTTGTTTAAGCGTAGATTTATACCTGCTAGTTTGTTTGACAACCCATACCTAGCAGACAGTGGTGACTACGAAGCAATGCTACTATCATTGCCAGAGCACCAGAGAAAGCAGTTACTAGAAGGTAACTGGGATACTAATGAAGGAGCAGCATTCCCTGAGTTTAACAGAGCAATACACGTAGTTGACCCATACGACATTCCTAGATCATGGGCTAGGTTCAGGGCTTGCGACTACGGCTACGGTTCTTACACAGGAGTACTTTGGTTTGCTGTTTCACCAGATGAACAACTGGTGGTTTATAGAGAGTTATACTGTTCTAAGGTTACAGCTACAGATTTAGCTGACATGATATTAGAAGCAGAAGCAGAAGATGGTACAATGAGGTACGGTGTTTTGGACTCATCACTCTGGCACAACAGAGGCGATACTGGACCATCACTAGCAGAGCAAATGAACATGAAGGGTTGCCGTTGGCGTCCTTCTGATCGCTCTCGTGGATCTAGAGTGTCTGGTAAGAATGAGATACACCGTAGGTTGCAGGTGGATGAGTTCACTGAAGAGCCTAGACTCGTGTTCTTCTCCACCTGCACCAACACTATAGCACAGATACCTACGATACCGCTAGATAAAAAGAACCCTGAAGATGTAGATACTCACGCAGAAGATCACTTGTATGACGCTTTACGCTACGGTATAATGACTAGACCAAGAAGTTCTATATGGGATTATGATCCTTCAAAACAACGTTCTGGCTTTCAGATGTCAGACCCAACATTTGGATATTAAATATGGCAGAAATAGAAGACTTATCTTTTGAGACAGATGATGTAATAGCTGCAGAGAGTGAAGAGGACAAACTCTTTGAAAGTGTAAGCAGCATAGTATCCTTTGTAGGTGATCGCTACAAACGTGCTGAAGATGCTCGTTTAGGTGATGAAGAGCGTTGGATGAGGGCATACCGAAACTACAGAGGTATATATGGTCCTGATGTACAGTTTACTTCTTCAGAAAAGTCTAGAGTATTTGTTAAGGTTACTAAGACCAAAACACTAGCTGCATATGGGCAGATAGTAGATGTACTATTCGGTAACAATAAGTTTCCTCTTTCTGTAAATCCTTCTGTATTACCTGACGGTGTGGCTGAGGCAGTACACATTAACTTAGATCCCAACGCAGATAAAGCTTCAGAAGAATTAAAAACTACCTTTACTACTGAAACAAATAAACCTTATCTAATTACACCTGAAACTAAACTAAAGCCAGGTGAAACATTATATGATTTAGAAAAAAAGATGGGTAGTGTAAGTGATAAGCTTTCATCAGTATCCGAAAAAGTAATAGAAGGTGACGGTACAACTCCTACGAGTGTGACATTCCATCCTGCTATGGTAGCAGCTAAGAAGATGGAAAAGAAGATACACGATCAACTACAAGAAAGTGGGGCATCTAAGCATCTACGTAGTATGGCATTTGAGATGGCATTGCTAGGCACAGGTGTAATGAAAGGCCCATTCGCTATAGATAAAGAGTATCCTAACTGGGATGATGAAGGTGAGTATGATCCACTAATTAAAACTGTACCATCAACTAATCATGTATCTGTATGGGACTTCTACCCTGACCCTGAAGCTACATCTATGGACGATGCAGAGTACGTTGTTCAGAGACACAAGATGTCACGTAATCAAATACGTGCACTAAAAGATAGACCATACTTTATGGAAGATGCTATTGAAGACGCTGTAGCTTCAGGCTCAGACTATGTGCGTAAGCATTGGGAAATGAAGATGGAAGACGATGATAGTATATCTACAGATAGTGAGCGTTGGGAAGTATTAGAGTTCTGGGGTTTTGTTGATAAAGATATACTTGAAGAGAATGGTATTAAGATACCTAAAGAATATAATGACTTGTTTGAAGTCAATGCTAATATATGGACAGTCAACGGTAAAGTAATTCGTTGTGTGCTTAACCCCTTCAAACCTGCACGTATACCTTACTACGCAGTACCCTTTGAGCATAACCCTTACTCCTTCTTTGGTGTAGGCATTGCTGAGAACATGGATGACACACAGACCCTAATGAACGGCTTTATGAGAATGGCTGTTGACAATGCTGTATTATCTGGTAATCTTCTTATTGAGATAGACGAAACTAACTTAGTCCCAGGTCAAGACCTATCCGTACATCCAGGTAAGGTCTTTCGCAGACAAGGTGGTGCACCTGGACAAGCTATCTTTGGCACTAAGTTTCCAAACGTTGCAGGTGAAAACATGCAGCTATTTGATAAGGCAAGGGTATTAGCAGATGAATCAACTGGTTTCCCATCTTTCGCTCATGGTCAAACAGGCGTGTCGGGTGTGGGCCGTACTGCTTCTGGTATTAGTATGCTTATGTCTGCTGCCAACGGTAGTATCAGGACTGTTGTAAAGAATGTAGATGATTATCTTATTGCCCCAATGGGTAAATCTTTCTTTGCATTCAACATGCAGTTTGATTTTGATGAAAGCATAAGAGGTGACCTAGAAATAAAAGCTAACGGTACTGAAAGCCTGATGGCTAATGAAGTACGTAGCCAACGCTTAATGCAGTTCTTACAGGTAGCGCAGAATCCAGTACTAGCTCCGTTTGCAAAAATGGATTACATTATTAGAGAGATTGCTAAGAGCATGGATCTAGACCCTGACAAAATTACTAACTCTATGCAAGACGCAGCAATACAAGCTGAGATAATGAAAGGCTTTCAACAACCCATGACACCACCACCAATGCCACCTGAAGGTGCTCCAGCAGGTGCAGACGTTCAAGATCCAACAGGTGCAGGTGGCGGTAATATTGGAACAGGCATAGCCCCAGTACCAAATGAACAAGGGTTTAGTGGTAATGTCGCTTAAGAGTTTTGTAAACAATAAAGCACAGTGGGATGCATTCTGTGAAGAACTAGACATTTTAATTCTTGAGCAGCAAAGAAGACTAGAGCAGTCAGAGGTGGCAATAGACTTACATCGTTGCCAAGGTTCAATCTCTACATTACGAAGACTAAAATATTTGAGGGATAAAGTTAATGGCTCTAAATAAGATTAGTGATCAAATGGAAATGTTTGGTTACACTGCTGAAGGAGCACAGCAGGAGGCTGACAAGTTTGTAGATAAGGATGCAGCACCTGCAAAAGATATTACTTTTATGGATGCAGCTAAGTTTGTAGCAGAACTAACACCTGTCATAGGTGATGCTATGGCTGCTAAAGAAGTATATGAAGAACTGCAGAAAGAAGAGCCTAACTATTTACTAGCAGGGGCTTTAGGTGGTGCAACTATAATAGGTTTGATTCCTGGTATAGGAGATGCAGCAGCTTCAGCAATAAAAGCAGGTGCAAGAAAAACTTTAGATGTAGGTAAACGTGTTGAGGTTGACCCTGATGCTTTAGGTTCATTAGGTGGTAACATTAGATTAAAACCTAAAGAAGAAGAAGTAACACCTCAATTATCAAACATTGAATACCAAAGAAAAATGGCAGAGTTTGATAAAGCAGAAACTGTAGATGATTGGCAAGAAAATGTAAGAAAGTATGTTGAAGAATCTAGGGATGTTAATCCTACTATACGAACCCCTGAGTTAGAGGATTCAACAAAAGATTTACTTGATAATAAAATTACTAGAGAACAACATTTAGCAAACGTAGATAATTATAAGCCTGTTGATGCTTGGGATGCACTACCAAGAGAGCCATCAAGTAAAGCTGTTGTTTTTTCTTTAAATAAAGAACAAAGAAAAGATGGACACTTTGTATTAGATAATGCCTCTTCTATGGGGGTAAATAAGTCATCTCTTAAAATAGGTGATTTATTTAACGGTAGACTAGATATACCTGCTTACAATAGATTTGATACTTGGATTGTTACAGGTTCTTCTAAGAATGCTGAAAAGGGAAAACATTATGCAAAAGCGATACACTATACAGCAGGTGAAGGAGAATCTGTAAAGTTTATATCTTCTATAAAAACTAGTGAAAAAATAGGAACAGGTGAAAAAGGTAAAACACCTTATGCTACTGTTCAAGGATATATAAAAGATCTTGATATAAATGAAATAAGAAACAAAGCTACACAGTATTTAAATGATCCTGAGTGGACACAGGTTGGTTTTGACCCTCGTAGACAGGGTGGTTTCTATGTAAGAGCAGGTGAAAACAAACACGTTCCTGTAAGGGAAGCAAGTGAAGTAATACAGATAGGGCCATTAGTGTTAGCTAAAAATGCTAAACTAGATATGGATTATACAGGATTTAACGAAGGTGGGGCAGTAATGGACGATCAAATGAAGATGGCATTTATGGCTGATAAAGTTGATGTAGACCCAGTATCAGGCAATGAAGTACCCCCAGGCTCACTACCTGAAGAAGTACGAGATGACATTCCTGCACAACTAAGTGAAGGTGAATATGTAGTACCTGCTGATGTTCTTCGTTTTTATGG